AAACAAATAGTATTGAGGAATTTTTTAGTCAGTTGAAACATTATATTAAAAAAGAAAGTCCTAATACTTACGATGATATTTATAAAGTAATTTCTAATATTTTAGAGAAGAAAATCACAAAGGAGCATTTGTCAAATTATTTGAAACATAGTTATAAAATATATAAATCATAACTGCGTTTTGTCTCATTTTTCTTTCTGGTCGGTGTAATTATTAGACCTTTTACATTTTCAAATCTCGACTTTAAGTGTTAAGCATAGAATATTTTTCAGTAAAAATTTCTTACACGTTTCATATAAATATTCGACAGTTTCATTTTATTTAGAAAAAATAAAATATCTGCGTAATTTATAAAATGGCGCCATGTGATGGAAAAGTTCAGAAACATGAAAAATTTCATGAATCCACATTATTTTCTTTAATCATAGGACATAATAAGTTAGTTAGTCCTAAAATAAAATTTATGATAAGTGATAAGGGTCATACTTTAACAATGTCAAATATAGAAGAATCTAAAATGGGAAAATTACAATTTCCTGTTAATAATGACAGTAATAATAATAAACTAACGTTAGTTAATGTATCAGTGTGTGAAAAAACAAATCCTAGTAATGTTTTTTTTGTTCCTGGATTAGATGATATATTAGCACAGGTATTTAACTCTAGTAATTCCCAAAATTTCGGGGATGGAAAAATAACTCATGTTCCCTTTGATAAAGTATTACATGGTTCTGGAATTAAAGAAGATTTATCAGTTCCTCAATTAGCGGATATATTAACTGGATTAACTATATTTACTCAACCTTCATCTAATGTTGAAAAACTCTTTACAATTACACTTTCAAACGCATGTATCGCTGGATGTTCAGCACCAGATTGTAATTGCGATGGCGCAGAATGTGCTGCACCATATAGCGGTAGTTGTACATAATGCTTGTAATTTCGGTCATACTAGAAATATTTCAACAATAATAGTCCTATATTACTTATAATAATATATCACTACTTACTATCCATATGATTTCTCAAGAGTGATAAAACTATTATTTATTTTATAATAAATATTTATATAATATATAGTGTAATGGCTGCTGTCATAACTTCGTCAAATTATTCTTTAGATAGATAGATGAAAACAAAAAATCGTTTTGGAAGAATAGAAAATCATAATCATATCAAATTTAAAGAAAATATATGGAAGAAGGAATTTATACTAATAACTATATAAAAAAATTGAAAATAAATTCGAATATTTTTTTCAATAATAAAATAATTACTTATGATAAAGAATATAGTAATAGATATGAATCGAATTGTTACTAGATTTATTCCCAGTTTAAATTTAAGCATAGTCTATAAGATTGGTAACAATAGTAAAAAAAATTTTGAATTAATCGATCAAGCAGATTGTCTTGATTTATGGTTTCATATACATAACGAACCGTCGTGTCACGTAATTGCTTGTTTGAAAAACATTCGATTTACGTATCGAGACGATGAGCTACCGAATTTTTACGATATCAATTTTGATTCTTTAGATAAAAAGCAAAAATTACAAATTATAAAACAAGGTGCTTTGTTATGTAAACAATATTCAAAATTTAAATCGAGTAAAGACGTTGAGATTGTATATACAAAAATTGAAAATGTCGAAAAAACCGAAATTACTGGAAAGGTTATGGTATTTTCTGGTAAAATAATAACAATATAAAATAATAACAATATAAAATAAAAGTAAGTAAATGTATTTTTACAACAACAATAATACATTTACAAAAACATTAGCAAAAATGACAAGATTTTTCACTTTGAAAAAACAGATGAACCGAATTTTGATAATTATTGTGATTGCTTCTACAATAAATATCATATTCAATGTAACTGTTTATTATAAGGTAAATAGAATATATACATTACTTTCTGAAATAGATAATAAACTTGAATTAGAAAAACAAAAAAAACAAAAATAATAATTTGTAATTATAACAAAATGCTTCAAAATATAAAAAATAGAGTTTGCGCTTTTTTAAGCAGCGCCTTTACTTTTACAAGTAATAATAAAAAACAAGTGATCAATTATTATGATTTAGATGATTTTACAATTGAATTTGATAATATTGAATCACATGAAAACTCATCCGAAAACGCAAACTTATTTCGTTATTTTTATCCAAAGCCGACAATTCGAACAATATCTAGGGTTCAAAATGTCTAATAACTGTCATTGTCACCCTTGTAATAAATCCAATAGGTTTCGCTATTATCATGTTTTTCATTATTTGTTTCATCTTTGTTTTCAGTTGCGTTTTCGGCTGAGTTATCATTATCTATCTCATTTTTTGTTTTATGTGTAAAAATATCATCCAATACATGTTTATTTTCTTTAGCATCTTGGTACCCATCATCAAATAACCTTATATAATTATTATTTTTCGTTATTGTAAATAAATTATACAATACATTCAATTTTGAGAACAGATTTCGTATATTTTTATTATTGTCAATATTTAACGTTTTCCACATACTTGGTGTAATATGTAAAACATTTTCACTGAAATTTAGATATGGGTAATCACTAAATCCTCCATCAAATGTGTACATATTATGATATCTGTTCGTTAATCCACCTGTGACAAATGGAATATGAGAGCTTGCTATACAACAATTTATAGCATCTTCTAAATTAGTAAAATCGGAAAAAATATTTGTTTTTGGCTTGAAATTTTGTAGTGTTGTAACGCCTATATAAAGACGTCGTAAATCGAAATCATCTGAATTATAATTAGAAAGTATATTATACTTCAAGACATATTCTAATTCGCTTATGCTTTTTACTTGTGATAATTTATGTTCAAGTAAATTATAAATAAATTTTTTAGTGTCATTATTATAACACATAAATAAAGCATTCCAAGAACCAGCAGAAGCTCCTGAAAAAATATAGTTTTCCATATCATAATTATCTTTAATGAATGACAATATTCCTAATTCATAAAACCCTTTTACACCTCCAGGTGAAATTGATATTAGTTTTTTGTTTTTTATGAAATTATTTTCTTCTAAAAATATTTCGCGCTCTTTTTCACAATAAACTAAATTATTTTTATTGGAAACAATACATTGTTGAGAACCCATAAGTTTATTTTGTTTTACAATATTTCCGACAATTCTCCCACATGTTACAATAGTATATTGTAAAAATAAAAGCAAAAATGTGTTTTTCATTTTTCTTCTTAATTAGTTATATTTATTTATATTTATTTATATTTATTTTGTAAAAAAATATAAAATCGAAATGCGTAGTTATATAAATCTTTTTTGTCATGCCGAATAAAATAGCTTTATGTTTTATCATTAATTATGAACACGTTTTATATAAAGAAGAACTTTGGAGAAAATGGATTGAACATAATAAAGACATTATAAATGTATATTTTTTTTATAAAGATATTCGACAAATCAAATCCAAATGGATTTATGATCACGCTATACCGCAATCTAATGTACGTAACACTACATATTATCATGTTATACCAGCATATTTAACACTTTTAAAATATGCTTTATTAAATGATAAACACAACAAATGGTTTTGTTTCTTGACCGATTCGTGTTGTCCAATTATCAGTCCTGGTAAATTTAGACAGATTTTTGAAGCTAATTATAACAAAAGTATTATTCGACATTCTATTGCTCATTGGAACATTCAATTTCATCGGCGAGCAAATTTAGAATTGATTCCAAAAGAATATCACTTGTGTAATGACCCATGGTTTATTTTAACGAGAGAAAACGCCATAGATTGTATTAATTACGCTGTAAATGAATATAAAATGTGTAATTTGATATGTCAAGGAGGACTAGCTAATGAAAGTTTATTTGCGATTCTTTTGAAATATTATAATAAACTTGATCGCGTTATTTCAGAAGTTACACATATTACTGATTGGGCAAATCCGTCAAGTCCAACGAGTCCTCATATGTTTAAAGATGGTAGTTTAGAAGAAATTAAAATAATAGAAGAAGCCTTGAAAAATAATAAATATGCTATGTTTATTCGAAAAATTCATCCAAAATTTCCTAATGAGATTTTAGAAAGCTTTATTTATTTTGAAAATAAGGACGATAATCAAATTTGTGGAATTATTATATTAGCTAGTAATATACTTTATTTTAGTATAGGTTTACTTATTGGTTTTGGTTTATTGTTAGTTTTATTTTCACAGTTTTTTGATAGTTTTTTTTACTAAAAAATCATGAATTAAAAAATGTAGAAAAATGTAAAAAATTATAATCACTAATTATAACTAACAAACAAGATAATGACAACTATAAATTCAAGTTCTGGATTATACAATTACGCAGAAACTGAATATTTGGAATATATTGATGGAAGCTACAATCGTTCGTCATTTTTAGAATTGGAAAATTGGTTAATTCAAAATGATGTCTCTTATCAAATTTTTTTAAAAAATCATGCTAGTCCATTTACTATGGAATATTATTTAGATAAATTTCCTCCTTATAGCATAAATACAAGTAATAATATAAGTATATCTACTTTTTCTGTACCAGATACCACAAATCAAAACAACGATTCACAGTATTCACAGTATTCACAGTATTCACAAGATTCATCTTTAAATTTTTATTTAGGGTTTGAATTATCGCCGGAAAATAATAATCAAAATAGCAACATAGAAATTACGTTCGACTATTCGTTATTTGATGCAACTTTTATATGTGTTGGTGGTGGAGGCGGTGGCGGTGGTTGTGGCAGCAACGCAGGAACCGGTGGTGGTGGCGGAGGCATTGCTTTTCTCACAACTGATGTGAGTTCAAATTGTATTTATTCTATTAATGTGGGTGCTGGTGGTAGTTATGGTGGTTTGAATAATAATGGAAATAGCGGCGGCGATTCATCTATTTACGAAAACAATGAAAATGGTTATTGTTTATGTCATTGTACTGGTGGAGGAGGTGGGTTATATACAACGAATACACAAGATACATTAATAACTGGAAATGGTGGATATTGTAATATATATTTGAATGAACAAACAAACAATACCTTTGGTTTTGGTGGAATGGGTGGTTTGGGTATGGGTGAATTTGGAACCACGCCTCAAATTATCGAAACAAATACAAATGAATTATATGGTTCATATAGCATATTTTATAATAGTGTTGCTGGAGATAGTTGTACAAATGGTATGCTTTCGTTACCCATTCCAAAAGAACTAAATTATTTTATAGATAGTAGTTTTAGTGGTGGCGGTAATGGAGGGACAACTACATATATACCGAGCAATAATTATAAAGGTTCTGGTGGATATGGTGGTGTATCTAGTTATAATAGTTCCAATGGAGAGAATGGTGTTGTATATTGTTATTTCACATATCCACAAACAAGGTCGCAATATAATGAACTAATACAAAATTATAATAATTGGGTTGCGCCTATTAATTTTGCTTGGAATAATTTTATGGTAATTCTATACTTTTATAAACGTTTTTTTTACATAGTTAATACAGAAAACTACGAATTTATCGATGATGTGTATGAAAAATATGGAGCACAAGTTGAATCAATGATTCAGCAATTCGAATATGAAATAATTCAAAAAATAAACCCTCTTATTAATTCACTTTTTGAAAAAGACGATGTACTCAAAGATCGTATAGTAGATATAAAAACTTACCAGGAAACATTTTTTAGAATAGCATATGAAGATTATAAAGAAAGTTTTCAGAAAGAATATCAAGAATCAATAGCTGCTTACTTTTATGAGACTAATAATAGCATAGATGAGACGAATGTATTTTTGAAGTATATAACACAAAAAATAAAAAATAAAAAATAAAATAGTGTAAGAAAAGCGTGACACACATTTAACATTTCCATCTATTACCGCATGATATACATTGTACAAACGTTGTCATAGGCTCATCTGCTGATCGCACTTGCTGTTGATAATAAGTACATTTGTTCGATTTACATTTACGGCATGTAAACGTATCGGTTGCTGCTTCTAAATTGCTTTCAAATTTATTCATATCTCTTTTACTTTTGATCTCAATCAAATGTTGCCATTTATCTGGGGCCATTTCTTGGTGACTCATAAATGCTATAGAATGAGATTTCAATGTTCCCGACTGTAGCTGTTCTAATAAAATAGGATTCTTGATATTGATGAAAATACTTCGCAATCTGTCAACATAAATTTGAATAAAATATGGATTATCCCATTTTTTTACGATTTTCCGGTTTTTTGCTTCATTCAAAGAATAATTGAATATACCTTTTTCCAAATTCATACTTTGTTTTTCATTTTGAATTAGTTCATTTAATTTGCCTCTAATATTTTCACGAAATTTATCAGAATTATCAATTTTACGTAATGATGAAGATAATGACATTTTATTTATCCCAATTATTTTAATATGTATATTATATTTAAATAATTTCAGTTTCAATTTTATTATTTTATTTTTTGAATCTTTTTTATCTATGGTAAATCATTTTCGGATTTATAAATAATTTATAACCATTATTATAGATACCAAAATTTAACGATACGTGTTCGCATATAACTGGTTTATCATAACCAGAATTAGACTTCCAAAATATATTAGTTTCTTCATCTTTATATCCATTTGGAAATTTATTACATTTATTTTCAATTATTTGTTTGGTTTCAGAATCTACACTGTCAAAAATTTTTCTATAAACTTGTTTGACTTCATTATTTACTAAAAAATTATATTTAAATTTCTTAAATAATTCTTTTTTATATATGCCTATTCCGTTAAAAGCTGAATAGACTGGAATTAAAGATTCGTTTTGTGGAAAATGAAAATGTTTCATATTATTCCAAAAATTATCACCAATTATTTCTGGACCAAAAGGATGTTCTTTATTTCTTAAGGCATAATAGTCATAATATTGACCCATATTGTTTCCAAATAGTACATCCCATTCTTCATTTCTGATAAAACTATTGATAATACCATTTATTTCCCAACCATTTGAATCTAAATCAATCCATATTATATATTCATAATCATCATACTCAGATTTGTTGAACTCGTCAACTACTTTATTTCTGGCTTTACTAATAAATTCTATTCTACAAGGATGATCAGAACCACTAATTTCTGTATAGGCCCAAACTACAGATTGAGAACGGTCATTTAAATCTATATCTTCGCTTATAATTTTTAATTTATCATTTAATTCTGGACGTTCTAGATAATATTTCAATTTTTCTTTGGTACCGTCAGTAGAATTATTTTCATAAATAATGATTTTACTTTTATTAAATAATTTTGATGTTTCCAATGCCCAATTAATATTTTGATCAATTTTAGAATCGCAATTCTTAACTATTCCACAAATCAAAACTTTTCTATTAATTTGTATAAATTTACTCATTAAAGATAATAATAATAATAATAATAATAATTTCTTTAAGTTATTTTATTTGTCTTCGTCACTTGAATAATCATAGTTGTCCTCAGACAATTCAGAACCAATATCTTCTTCTAATTCTAAATCCTCTTCGATCTTTTCGTCATTATTTGTTTCATCGTCACATTCTTCTTCGTCATCATCATCTTCATCGGAACCATCATATTCACTTTCATCCGTCTCGCTACTATCTACAACGAAGCCATCTTTTAAATACCCGGTTTTGGTCTTTTTGTCTTTAGGAACATTTTTTAATTCATCAATTTCGTTTTCGTCGTCTAACGCTGTTAGAGCTAGGTCTTCGAACCCTCCAAATAACTTTTCATATATTTTTCCCCATAATTCTAATGTTAAGTTTACATAATTATACATAGATGTTCCATCCTGACCCACGTCAAGTTTTTTAGCAACAATAGCACAATTACCAAAAAATAATTTATTGTCAATTGGTGGTGGAAAATCATATTTATTTTCACTGTTTGCTCTACCATCTAATTTAGCATAAACGTGAACGGTATATTTATTTCCATCCATTTTAACATTCCATTCTGTTTGTTTACTAAAATCAGTAGCCTTTTTAAAGCCACATTTTTTATATAATTCATCTTCTTTAAAATCTTTGATATTTAATGCTTTTAATTCACCTGTTTTTTCTACTATGATTATGTTCAATGAATGTTGTGATAGCGTTGACATTTCGTTATATATTGTCTTGTGAATAGGTTTAAATAGTTTATGGTATAAATTAATAATGAAATTCTTTGTTCAAGAAAATACTGTAATAAATCCTAAAAAAATAGAAAGATTATTGATAGAAACGAGAAACATAATAGAAATTTATTCGAAAGAAGGTATTTATCATATTGATGAAAATAAAACATACAAATTACTGATTAAAAATGAAGGAACCGAGAGAATTACCATGCTAAATGGGAATACTTTAGTGATTGATAAAAGTATTGTGGAAAAAACAGAGACGCATCAAATACCATCAAACCATATAAGTATACCAATAACACGATATATTTATAAATTAAAAGATTCAAAAATGCCTATTAAATTGTTAATTGATTATGTTGATTATGTTGATTATCTTGATTATGTTGATTATCTTGATTCGAATGACTTAGGTGTGTGTAAGGATAGACCTATAAATATGTATTTTTATAATGATGATAGAGATTCAATAAATGAATATGATATTGAAAGTATTAGTGAGTTTTTATCTAAGCTAAACTAATATAAGAATATAATAATAAAAATAATAAAATTATGATTGGTTGGATAATTCAAGTTACCTTTATTTCGATTTTATTGATTATTTTAGTACATCATTTCATTGATTATTTTAAAACAATGTTAACTGTACCCAAAATCAAGAATTTAGCAACTACTTCTTTACATGAAAAATATGAAAATATATTCAAATTAATTAATAATAATAATGATTTAGAAATAACCACCAACGCCAACGCCAACAACAACAACAACAATCATTTAAAAAATGAAGATGAATTAATGAAGGATGAATTAACAAATTTTATCAAAACCCAGTTACAACCTACTACAAATCTTTAATTATTTTATAAATATATTATATAATCATATAAAAATGAATGGATTGACCACAAAAATAAAACAATTTTTTGATATAAATAATGATAAAAAAGTAGAATATTACGAATTACACCCAATTTTTATTTTATTATCATTTTTGGTTTTGTATTATATAATTATCGTAAATTCATCGGTATTAATTATATTTAAACAAAGTGATTTGTTTATTTTATTTTTTGTTTTTATGCTAATTTTTTCTACGTTATACATAATTAATCACAATAATGTATATCAAAGTAAAAAATCCAATTTCAGAGATAAGATATATTACTCAATAAATATTGTGAATAGTTTGATATCGGCATTTGCAATAATTTACTTATTTGGTTTATTTTTCCTCAAGAAATAGATAATAAAAATAATATAAAGATTCGTACATAATAAATATATTGTTTTATAATCAATAATGATGTTTACTTTTGAAGAAAAACAAAACCTTATTACTAATTTTCCTAATATTAAACTTTCTTATGAAAACCTAATCCATAACAAAGTTACTCCATCAGTTTATGACTTGTACACAGCTATACCATGTGGTAAAAAATGTTTTGCTTGGTTTACCACTATTTATAATAAAAATATATGTCTTATTATGGAGTTAATAAATAATAAAATGATAAATGATATTAAAATATACGATTGCGCGTTTAACAATGATCTAACATATGGTAAAAATGGCACGATAATCTTTGGTACTCACTTCAATTATTCACAAAGCAATTTTTTTACCATAGAAAATATTTACTATTGGAAAGGCGAAGATGTAATTAATATGAATACATACGAAAAAATGACTTGTATCAAAAAAATGCTTACGATTGATATAAAACAAGTTTGTTATAACAAAAAATACATTGTTTTTGGTTTACCATTATTATCAAATTCTTTGAAAGGACTTGATCAAAGTATAAAGGAAGTTGGATATAAAATATATAAAATTCAACTTTATAAATTTAACAAAATAAATTATTTTGACTCTTTTACATACAAAAATATAGAATTATTTTTACAACAAAAAGAGATGACCCTACCAGTTCATTTACCAGCTAAAGATAAATACGTACATACGAAGAAAATTCAAAAAAAGCACCACGTTTTTAAAATAAAACCAGATGTTCAAAATGATATTTATCATTTATATTGTCTCGATAAAAATGAAGATGTATATTTCAAAATAGCATATATTCCTGATTTTAAAACAAGTGTCATGATGAATAAATTATTTAGAAATATCAAAGAAAATGATAATTTGGATTTATTAGAAGAGAGTGACGATGAAGAAGAGTTTCAAAATGAAAAAGATGATCGGTTTGTAGATATAACTAAATCATTCAACATGGTGTGTGGGTTTAACTACAAATTCAAAAAATGGTTTCCTATAAGTTTAGCAAATGATTCGGAAAAAATAGTACAATATTCAGAATTAGACCATTGAATATGCGCGACTTGATAAAATAAAAATAATATAGTAATGTATGTCAGCAGGTTCAGATAATTCAAATTTTGGTTATGGTGGAATGAATCCTTATGGAGCCAATGTTAATCCTGTATTCGTAAATAAATGGAGTTCTAATAATCCAGCAAATTTTGGTTCCAATGAAATTTCAGGATTGCCTGGTTTAGCAGGAGCAAAAAATAATATAGACGCCGCGGCTGGAATTGTTCGTGGAATTGGATTATTTAAGGGAGGTGCGCCATATAAACAAATTAAAAGAAAAATAAAAAATATCACTAAAAGATATAAGAGAAAAATGGGTATGAAAGGAGGAAAGAAGAATTATTTGCGTTCTATGAAATCAAAAATTAGAGCTAAATATCCGTCTGCTTCTGCTTCAAGAGGTAGAAGTAGAAGTCGGTCGATGTCAAGAACCAGATCAGCGTCAAGAATGACAGCTGGTGCTAGACGTAGATACAAACACAAAAAAACACATCGAGGTGGATATTCACAATATCAAAATAATTTGCCAATGACACCTACTTATTCGGTAGGTGGAGTATTGTCGGCTAGTCAACTTGGTTTAGCCAATCCGCCACCTATTCACGTGTTGTCTAATTGTACAAATTGCACTGATAATCTGAATCACTACACTGCAAAAGGTTTCCCATCACCAGGTCATTAAAAAATAATATCGTAATATTGTATAATTATGAACATAATATTTTCATATTATAAAATATTATTTTTTTTATTATATCTATCGACATCATATCAATCCCATATTACATTTCGTATTATACAATCTTCTATTCTTCATTTTGTTCCATCTATCAAATTACATCATATTGTTTTACTAACTGATAAACCCAAAAATTACGTTTACACATTAGATTTTACACCAATCAATCAAACGTATACATCAACATTATTGAAAATGTTTCTTGCGCAGAATGTTCCAGCTGAAGTTCGATTGCGATATATAGATTCCAATATAGAAAATAACGAAACTATTATACAAGAATGGCATAATATGAATAAAGTAGATCACGATGATTCAACTAAACTAAGTAAATCCATATATGATAAAATATATAATAAACAACTACAAAATATAATCAATGCTGCATTTAATTGGGAACCTTA